TATATCTTACGTGTAAGAAAGGACGTCTGATATTTGATCCTAACATTTGATCGTATACTGTAGTAGTTCCAGCAGGAATTAATACACCATCAATAGCATTAGATAAACCTCTTGTAGAAGCATCATTTAGATATTTCCAGTCAGTTTTATAGAAGTCATAAGAACCTCTTCTAAAGCCAGTAAAACCAAAGTTAAGTGCCATTTCTGATTCATTATCAAATAAACCATAAGAAGCAGCAGCAGAAGAAGCAAAAGCTCCGTTCATTGCAGCGATCATATCATCAAAATCTAAAGCAGTAGATCTTTGTAAGAAAAGCATGTTTTCTTCAATAGCTCCTTGCTTGTCTAAGTTTTTAAGGATTTCATCAAAATCACCTAAAGCACCAGAACCAGGAGCAGCAGCTCCAGCAAATCCTTGATATACATTACCTCTTGCTTCGATAGCAGCAAATAAACCTTGTGTACCTTTTAAATTAACAGTACCTTGATTAGGCATAGCAACCGTATGTCCAGCTAATTCACCTTCAACCATTGCCATTTCCATATAATCTTCAAATCTCAATCTTGTTTCAGACTCAGCTTTTAAGTACCATAAGTAACCAGACGTACCATCTTCAGTAGCAACTTCAATCCAACCAATTTGAGCAGCGTCAGAACCATTTACCTGGTACTTGTCTCTAATGATAATTGGAGAGTTGTTAAACTCAGTAAATCCAGGCTCAATTGAATCCATACCAGCGTCCGTAGACCCTTTACCAAATTCAGAACCATAAACAAATAAGTTAACGTCGTTAGCAGTTGTTAAAGCTTGTAAAGAAGCTGGAAAAGCAGCAGCAGCATAAGGCACTACAACTATCTCAGCTACAGTAGCTGGAGCAGTTGGTTGTGTTACAGTTGATACAATAGCTTTAGAAGTAATTAAACCTGTTGCATTATCTGCAATTAAAACAGTTTGATTCACTTTGATAGCTACAGTATTGTTACCTCTACCACTAGTCGTTGGATTAGCATTAGCTAATTCAATTTGAATAGTATTAGTAGGAGCAGCAGCTTTAACGTTACATTCGTTATAAGATACATGTAATCTATTTTGTTCAGACCATAAAACTTGATCTGATGTCATTGGCATTTCAGCGCCAACCATTCTTAAGAAACCTGATAACGTTCTGTTACCATATCTCTCAACTTCAGCTTCATAAAGCTCAGGTAAATACTGTTGAGCCCAGTCAGACGATCCGTCTGCAAAGTTCAAATAGTTATTATCTAATGCTTGTTTCTTTTGAGCTGGAATTAAACTTGCAGGAAAACTCCCACCTGTTACAAAACTCATAATTTATATTTTTAGTTTAAGTTATTTTTTTTTAATTTTTAACTTAGAACTATCTACACCACTAATTGCTCTGATTTTTAATCCATTAATAAACATTTCACCAGAACTTGTAGCTCTAATTTCATTTGATATATTTTTAGATTTAGCATTCATATCTTTAATTGCATCAGTTTTACCTTGCTCATAAAAATGTTGTGCTATTTTATCAGCGTTATTAGCAGTATATAAGGCTTTATGATAACCTCTGTAATCCTTGATTTCACCTTTTTTATCTAGGAACTTCCCAACAAAATTATTCAAATCAGATTGATTTTGAGCAACATCACTCTTGTTATTTACATTATATCTAAAAGCTTTATCACCAACATTATATTCAAAACCTTTGAATTCATCGGCAAAAAGTTTTTTAGTATTGCTTGTAAAACTTTCATGACGTTGTTTTATAACCTTCTGTTCTTCGTTGTATCTATTGAAAAAGTCATTAGCTTTTTGTTGTTCTTGAGATACTGAAGGCTTCAACTTGATTTCTTCATAGTATTTTTCTTTAGAACTATTTAAAAAGCTTTTGGCTTTAGCAATTTCTTCTTTGTAAGCTAGTTTTTTCTTTTTAACTACCCTTTCATCTTCGTCTTCATCCCAAGCAAAATTATCGTCCATTAAAAATTCTACTTCTTCTGTATTTAGATGTGGTTTGCTTACACTATAATATTCTTTAAGTAATTGTTCTCCACCTAGTTTAGAATAATCTTTATTAAGTTTAACATAGTCTTCAACAGATCCGCCAGTTTCTTTCATAA